TTACCTCATTTCGTAATAAGTTTTATATAGAGAGTAAACCTCAATATTTTGAGGCTTTCCCGCTCTCAAAGTTTCATTTATTAAAGTCGATTCGTAGTTAAAGCCAGCATCTTTTAATAAATTTTTCACTCTAAAATTATCTGGATAAATTTGAGCTTTAATTTTAAATAATCTCAATTCATCAAAACATTTTTTCAAAAAAAATTTTGCACTATATCGGGTAAAACTTCCCCACGCTTTTTTATCAAAGCAAGTCGTCAATTCAGCACTATACAAACATTTTTCATTACCTACAAAATTGTCTAAAAATACAAAACCCATAAACTTATTATCAAAAGTTAAAATCACCCAAAAATATGGAGACTTCTCTTTTATGAAATTTTGAATATCTACTTCATTGGCTCTATTAAAATCATCTTGGAGGTATTTATAATATTTGCGATAACACTTTTGAATTTCTGAAATATAGTGCAAATTAAAAAAAGGAAGGGGGCTTATTAAATCTACACTAAGAAATTTACACATAATTAAATTTTTACTTTCAAAAATTTTATATAGCAATTTTGACTAATAAAAGCATCGACTTCACCAGCAAGAAGATTTGTCCTCACTGAATTTTGCGAACCTAAGTAACCTTCTGCCTGAACTCCATTAATCTTTGATTTTGTTTGACTGATTTTGTTTATAACCTCAAAAGTCGCATCTTTAGTGAAAATTTTATTTTTAGGAGCTTCTTTTATATCAGTTATAAATTCGCTTTTTTGCTTTTCCTTTGATTTTTCTAATGTTTTATTAAACTCTTCTTCTTGAAAAGCATTTAACAACTTGTCATAAGAAGTGTCTTTTAATAACATCTTTTCAATATTTTTATCATCTTTCATGATTTTGCCTTTCTAATATTAAATTTTTTCATCATCTAAGTTTGCAATGGTAACTATTTTTGCCTGAGTGTAATTTTCTTCAATAGCTGGAGTATTAAAACCTAAATACTTACACAAAGCTTCTAAAGCTTTTAAACCAGCAGAAGAGTCTCTAAGTTTTTTCTTTCCAGTAAAATTACCCTCTTTATCCAAAATATCCTCTTCTTCCAATGAGAATTCTGCAATCTGTAATAATTTCTGAATAACATACCCTTTTTGAACCGATAAAGAGCTTATTTGATGTTTTAATTGCGTCTTAATTTCATGGATTATAGACTCATTTTCTAAAAGTTTTGCGGCAATTGACTTCAAGTCTTTAGATTTATACTCAGCTTTCTTTGCTGCGACTTCACCGTCTAAAGTCTTGATATACTCACTAACAAACCGTTTTTGTTGTTGCGTTATTTGTTTCATCTTGTTACATTTCTTATTATAATTTGTGTTTTTACTAAATAATTTGTATAATATACATGCTATTTATATTTCGGCTAGTGTAAATCTTAACAGGGGGGAATGAAAAGGACTTCCTGTTTTTTTTGCCCTAATCCCTGAAAAGGTTTACTGTTGGTGCATTTAACACAGACACATCAGTCTTCGATTTTAGGTTTAGCATGGCTTCTTTGTACATGCTCATCCAATACGAAAACTTATAATATTGAGGGTTAGCCTTTAATCTCAAGCATGCTCCATATACCAATAATTGTTCTGCAAATGGCATAGGAATAAGCGAAACATCTGTTTCTTCTTCAAAATCAGATTTTTCTACTCCATCACTATCCGTTACGCAATCACTGGTATAATATACAATTTCGACAATTTTATCTTCTTTAAATTTAGGGAATAATAACTTATCCGACATTGAAGAGTATTTCCATTTTTTAGGATTACCAGCTATAAAGCCCTCAATATCATCGCAAAAGTTATACCTTCTACCATCTATAAACAAATACAGAATTCGCCCATTTACTGGATTTTTAATTTCACCAGTTTCTGAAGGTAAAACAAAATTTGTCCTTCTTAATAGGAATTTCCAACCATCAGCATTACAAATTTCTTTATTTATAATGTTTAAAATTGCAACAATTCTTTTGTGGTCATTTTTCACAAGTTCACTCATTGCGTTTACTTGTTTGTAATTCAATTCTAACAAGCATTTATTTATTAATTCTAAAAAATTCATTCTTTCTCCTTTTTCTAAAAACCCGAACAGAGAATTTATAAAACTCTCTGCCCAAGTTTTATTTTGAATTCGTTCAATTTACCTAATCATGCCTTGCTTTAATTGTTCCATAATTAGTTTTTCATTCTGAGCGAATTCAGACCCACTCATTTTGCCGATAGCCTCACGTGTAAAAATCCTATCCATATTACTGTTTGAAGAACCATTTTGAGCATAAGCTGTCAATTTACTTTTCGCCAGTGAGTTTTCGTCATTTAATGATTTTTCGTATGCGGCATTTTTCAAGTATTTGTCAACCGCAGAAGATTCAAGTCCTTCCATCAATTGAGCAATCTTGAGAATTTCATCTTTATCCATATCAAACCCTTGAATATAGTTCAAAACATCTCCTCTGCCTTCCTCCTCAAAAAACCCTGGGCGTTCTTGATTGAACAAATCCATTGGATTTTGAGGCTGTTGAAGGTTTTGATTTCCTATTTGAGGCTGAGTAGGTAATTGGTTAGAATTTCTCTGAGCATCAATTTCTTTTGCTTTGCCTGCTAATTGAGTTATCAGATACTGTCCTTGTGCTTGTGATAGTAACCCACGTTGAACCAACGTGTTAATTCTTAATGCCATAGCACCAATTTCTTGCTCTGCGTTATAATAGGGAGTGTTATTTCCCATATTTTGATTTGCTTGCGGATTTACGGCAAGCGATGAAATTCCGTTTGGTTGAATATTTTGATTTTGCATCATTTTTTTAATCTCCTTCTGTTTTTGACAAAGAATTCATATAATTCACAGCCACTTCTATAACTTCATCAATAAAATCTGACAAAATTAGTGAAATTAAGCTTTTCAACAATGTTGGACATTTAAGATTTTTCACAACATATTCAATTGCTTTTTCTTTTTTTGCTTGCCCATTACCACTACCCAGCTCTGCTTCTGCAACCAATACTGCATTCTTTGCCAATTCTTTTATTTGTGTTTTTAACTTTGAAAACATAAAAATCTCTCCCATTTTGGATAAAAAGCACCCCATCAGAAAAGGAGTGCCTTTTCCCAAAACTCAAACTACCATTCTATATATCAAACATTTTCTATGCTGCTGAAATAACCATTTTTGCAAGTGCTTTTGGTTCAATAGTTTTAGCACCATATAAATACAAACCTCTAACTAAGTCAGAGAAACTATCTTTATCTCTTAGACTTTCGATTTTTGACAATTGAGACGCAAATGTAATCGCTTCATTTGTACCAGCTAAAACATAATATTTTCCGTCAACTTCGGTTAAATTTGTACTAACTAAAACATCCATGCCAGCAATTCTACCAATAGAACCTTCTCTTAATGTTTCATCTGCAACGTTATATGCTGAAATAAATTCAGGGCTTTGCAACAAATAAGCTTCAATATCAGGATTGATAACAACCCAAGGCCTAACACCAGCATAAACTGCATCTGAGTTTTTCAATCTCAAAGAAAGGTTTACAAAGTTTTCATAAATTGAAGTTTTATTTAATGTAATTGGAGCATCTTCAGAACCAACAGTATTTGCAGCAATAACATCTGTATGCAATCCAAGTAAATAAGAGTCTTGAACCTCTTCAATTGCTTTTCCAGCATTCGCTAAATGAGCCTCCATAATATCAACATTTGCTTGAACTTTAGAAACATCATCAATTTTGAATGCAAAAAATTTCTTTTGATCAATCACTAAATCTTGAGAAGTTGGTGCTAAATCAGAATATGTAATATTGTCAGAAGTTAAAGTTGACACTGAAACTTTTGCTGGAGTAATAATTTTTACAGTATCGCCTTGATTTTTAATTTCACCTTCCCAATTGCGGTTGACACATTGCAACATTACACAATTTTTTTCTAACATTTGACTGAGTTTTTGACTCCACACCTCGGGAATAAATACTGAATAACCTGATGTTTGTTTTTCTGCCATTTTTCTTGTCCTTTCGTTTTGTCTGTTACTAATTTAATTTTTATGAGTGGGTTTTTAATCGTCGTTATATATTTCTCTAAATTGAAGCCCAATAATTGCACAATTATCAGACAATTCTTCTCCGCTTACGCAAAGCTGAACAGAATAATTACTGCCACAAATTTCTGCTTTTTCCATTGAATTTGTTGAAATTGACCATATCGGTAAATCCGAATTTTCTTCATTCCAACAATACTGTTTATCATCTGGGCTATTATCATCAGCCCAAATCAAATGATTATAAATTTTCGAATAAATAACTTCTGAGTCTTCGCTATATTCGCTATCGTAATCTTTGTATAAATCAAGGCGGAAATTGTTATCATAAATGTCATCTAAAACAAAATAAAATTCATCTACTAACTTCCTATGCAAAACATTTCCTAATGATAAAAACGGAGATTTCCACATAAAAGGAATACTTGCACCATTGAAACTTGTGCCATAATCTTCACGATATACTTTACCTTGCATATCTGCCGTTAAAATATGATTTTCAAACATACACGCACAAACTATATCTTGCGGAACTTCTCTTTTATACCAAGCATGATTAAGGTAATCATTTATCCAAATTGTATGAAAATAATCGTCATCAACATAAGGGAAAAAGAACCACATTTGATGTTTATTAGCATAGTGAAGTACAAAAGACTCATCAATCCTTGTTGTATCAAAATTATTAAACTCATCAACAATATTCAATGAGATTTCTGAACCAAGTCTGATTTGATTTAATTCACCAACTTGTTCTAGAGCATAAACTCCGTTACTTAAAAAGAATTGTTTATTGTCAACATTCACAGGAGTACCCTTTGCATAAGCACCCTTATCTGCAAATAAAGAAATCGCAAAATCTTCTGGGCTTGAACCGGAAAGCAAATAAACTCTTTCTTTTTTATAAACTGCAAGATAATCTTTATATGTACACATAGCAGTAATATCAGCAGTATCCGTATGAAAATCATTAATATAACCAGCATCATCTTCTGTTTCAAAATCGCTATAAGAACCTAGTGCAGAATAATATATTGTTGAATCTTTAGCACACCAAACCCGACCTTTATAAATAGTTATGCAATCAGGATGTAAAGTATCACCAGCCCTGTCTTTAATATCACAATCTACAACATCATAATCATCGTTGTCTTTTATGTAAAAAATTCCATCACTTTCGGTTGAAACAACTAAACCTCTTAAAAATTTTGCAAAAACGACTTTTTCTCCAGTCAGAGTTTTATCAAGGAGAGTTAGCTTATCATTTGTTGAAGAATACACATATATTTTGCCAGATATAGTGGTAATAACTAATTTTGAAATTCCATCAGCTTCCATATCACACATGCCTGTAATTTTTTCTGACGTTGGTAATTCAATCAATAATGTATTTCCGTTTTGTCTGATAATCCCTTTATTATCAAGAATTTCAATATTTTTAGAGTCAGCCCAATATATCTTTTTAGGATTTAAACCAAGTTCAGTTTTGGTGGAAGACTGATTAACTCCACCGGATAAATCAAAATAATTAATGTCCATCAATAAACTCCTTATAATTTTTCTTTGTACCAACGTACTTTTGAGCGAATAAAACTTCCAACATCTTTCTTTGAAACCCAAGAATAAGATGGAATATAAGTAATATCAATTTTTCCATAACTTGAAGTCTTTGGATTTGCCTGCCCAAATTCATAATGGGTTAAAACGGTTTGTGGAGTAACTTCAAATTTGTATTTTTGACAAAGGGTTGCCACAAATTTCATACAAGCTTCAAATTGTTTTGCTTGAATGGGAAAATTTCCAACGTTAGAGCTTGAACTATATCCATACATTCCACACATACAAACACCAATAGAACCGGTATTTCCACCACCTGTATGTGCAGCATATTTTCCATCTGTGCAATCTTCATTGTCTTCGGGTTTATAAAAACCTTCATAAATATTGCCTTCGCCATCTATCAGATAGTGATAATACTGCTTTTCAAATTCGGTTGGGTAATATCTACCAGCACTCCAATGTATTATTATTCTCTTCATTTCAACCTTTCTCTATACATTCCAGTTCGGATTATTCTGCATGTATAAAACAACAGCATTAACCCTATTTCTGGCATTTAGCTTTGAAATAATGGAGGAAATGTGAGTTTGTACGGTTCTAATTGACATTTTTAGGGAATTGGCAATTTCTTTATCCGTATAACCTTGAGCTATTAATGTTAATATTTCAACTTTTTTAGGAGATAACCTCATGTACTTATCCTTGTTTTTAAGTTTATTCAACTTCATACCATATAAGCTATTACCCCTCCGGCTAATATACCTTTTAAAAAAATAGGAGGGATAGCATTCACAGGGGATATGTATCAAAATTTTGAAATTCCCTCCTAGGGGTAAATAGTCCTGTAATTAGAAGAATATAATATGTATTAGTTTTTAAACTTAATTATCCTACACAAACTTTGATTTCCTCAAAATTCCTAATCTACACTCTCAACCAGTTTATGAGCATAACAAAGTAGATAAAAGCATTAGAGTTAATTTATAAAATTTTCTCTAAGTTTTTATTTTTATTTTGCTATCCTTTGGGGTAAATCAATTTACAATTTACATTTGTTGCTCTCAACTGATTACATATTCAGTATAACGGATTTTTTACAGAAAAAAAGTCCGCATTTGTACGTACGTATAAATACGGACTAGACAACGCTTAAAGTCTTAAACAATACAGCTTTTAGGCCAATTTTCAAATCAAAACTACATAATTATTTACAATAAATTTTTAAATATTTTTTAATTACTTGCCAAAAATTTTACTCAACATACAATAGAAATATGGGGAATATATTATTAATTACCGAAAATCAAAATATAATTGATAGAATTAAAACTTTAGCTCAATCTAAAAAAATGAGATTGAGCAGCTGTAGCAATACGACATCAATCCTTGATTTGATTGAAACAGATGCCCCTGACGTAATAATCTTAGATGAAAAAGTCGAAAGCTTGAACAAATCTTTAATTTTGAAAAAAATCAAATCAAAGTTAGAAACAGTTCAAATACTGATTTATTCTGACTCTGAAAAGATTTCAGAAGATATTCAAAAACTTGCAAATGGTTTTATATATAATTCATTTACAGAGGAAATGATTACACAAATTCTTGATTCTTCAATAAAAACAAAAGAAAATCTCAACAATTTATCTTCTAAAAATAAAGAGCTTGCAGACAGTTTATACCGTTTGAATGTTTTATACAACACAAGCTCACATTTTGCAGGAACACTAGAAACCAAAGATTTGCTAAATTACATGATTGAAGGTCTAGATAAAGCATTGAGTTTTGATTTAACTTGCACATTATCTTTTGGTTTTTCAGAACCCGTTTTGCTTATTAACTCTTTATACGACATTTCAGAAGAACTTTTGAGTGCAATAAAAGTTAGAGCAATTCTAAACTACAAATCACTGTTTGAAAAAGAAGACATTCCATTTGAACTTGACGATATAAATTTAAAAATAATTAAAAATATAAAAAACCCAAACCAAAAATTCACATTTACAATTTTTCAATTTGATAACATGTTTGCACCAATCGACTTGGGCGAAAAGTTTTTTGGGTGTATTGAAATATTTAAAGAAAAAGCCTTTACCACAGATGATGCAGCGTATTTTCAAACAATAGTACAACAAGTTTCATTACCTTTAAAAAGTGCAGGGCTGTACAAAGAAATCATCAAAAAAAATGAAGAATTAGAAAAACTTGAACGTGTAAAATCTGAATTCATTTCAATTGTTTCACACGAACTAAGAACCCCATTAACCCCAATAAAGAATGCTCTAAGTATTCTTTCTAGCGGAAGATGCGGATTGCTTGGAGAAAATGCTGTAAAATTTATTGATATGGCAAAAAGGAATGTTGAAAATCTCACAAGCATAATTAACGATATTCTTGATATTAACAAAATTGAAGCTGGGAAAATGGATTTCAACTACAAAATTATGAATGTGCATTCTGTTATTGAAAACGTAAAATCCACATTTGAATGCGTTGCAAAAGAACATGAAATTACACTCCACACTAATGAAACAGAAAATTTGCCAAACGTTTACGCAGATTCTCAACGTCTAGGTCAAGTTTTAACAAACCTTGTATCAAATGCAATTAAATTTACCCCAAGCGGAAAAACCATCACAATTTCATCTACATTAAAAAATTCAAACGACATTAACACAAATATTTATTTTGAAGATGATATTAAAACATTAAATGGTAATTATGTTATAGTTAGTGTAAAAGATGAAGGAATTGGAATAAAAGAACAAGATTTATTAAAAGCTTTTGATAAATTTACTCAAATCGAAAATTCTTTATCAAGAAAAGTTGGCGGTACAGGCTTAGGACTTCCAATTGCAAAACAACTTATCAAAGCTCACAAAGGTACAATCTGGTGTGAAAGCGAAGAAAATAAAGGTTCTAGCTTCTCTTTTGCCCTTCCTGTTTGTGAAAAAGAGGCTAAAACTCAAACTGTTCAAAAAGAACTTTTATAAATCAGAAAAGGTATAAAATGAAAAAAAGAAAAATCAGCATATTAGGTTCAACTGGTTCAATAGGAACTCAAGCTCTTGAAGTAATCGAAAAATTACAAGATAAGTTTGAAATAATTGCACTTTCTGGAGGCTCAAACGTAGAACTTTTAAAACAACAAGCTTTAAAATTCAAACCTAAATATATTTGCATAGGAAATAAAAACGAAAAACTTAATCTTGAAGGAATTAAGACTTTATATGGTTCTGAAGGTTTAGAAGAAATATGTTCAAACAAAGAAAATGATATTATTTTAGTTGCCGTATCTGGTAAAATCGGACTAGAACCCACAATTAAAGCTATTGAAAACGGAATTGATATTGCACTAGCGAACAAAG